GGCGCCCGTGAGGACGCCCGCCGGTGCGCAACGCACCACCAGGTGTAACTCTCCTATCTCCCCCCATTTCGACGCGTCGCGAAGAAATGGTTGGAGAGGAGCACCTGGTCTCTATCTGGTGACACCCGTCATCAGATAGAACCCGCAGAGGAAACTCCACCATGTCTACCTTCTCTGATCGGAAGCGCGACCTTATCTTTAAAGATAAGGAAGTGCTCAATCAGAAGCAATACTACTTGGGTGGCCTTCTTAGCGATAAGAATGCGCCACCTAGTAGTATTACTGGTAGGCAGAGGACCATGTCCTGGAACAATACGAGCTGGTGGGTTCTCCAAGAGCTTAACAAGATGGCCCGAGAGGGCAAACTTGTTAAGGAATCTCAGGGAGGTTACTCCGTTGCTCGTAGGCAGGATGCTGGTAGCCCTTTCACCACTAGCCGTCATGAGTACAAAGATAATTCTCGAATTATCTCTAGTACTAATTCGGCTGGTAGTTGGGACTACTCTCAATCGGGACCGCTATATGCGTTCGCCGATTTCGTCGGACCGAGTTCATCCGTGTGGCCTCTCGTCGATGACATCTCGTTGCAAAACGAGATGCTCGCCTTGGGGACAACCGCGATTGCTCGGACTATTCCGACGAATCCTGCTGCGGGAATGGCGCAATTCTTAGGCGAGCTACGCGAGGGCCTTCCAAAGGTCCCCGGGGCTAATCTCATCGGTAAGAAGGGTACTCCCGGCGGTTACGCCGATGAGTACCTCAATTACCAGTTTGGGATTAGTCCTCTCGTCAAGGATTTCCAAGAGATTGGACGAGCAGTGAAGAACGCAGAAATGCGTCTTTCACAGCTTCGGCGCGATTCAGGTCGCTTAGTGCGACGCCGCTATCAGTTTCCAGTGGTCCGTACTGTTGACCCACTCCAGACGGTTTCTACCAACTGGTTTGGGGCTCCGGCACGTAATGTGACGGGGGCCTCGGCAGGGGCCTACAGTAAGGGCGGCACGCTCACCAAGGAGCGAGTTACTGAAACTCGCGCTTGGTTTTCCGGATCGTACACCTATTTCTATCAAGAGGGCTCTAGAGTCCTCGATAGACTTAGGCGTGCGGAGCAGGGCGCTAACGCCGTGCTCGGAGCCAGGCTTACGCCTGAGCTCCTATGGGAGCTTACGCCGTGGAGTTGGGCTGTCGACTGGGTTTCGAACCTGGGAGATGTTATACATAATCTCTCAGCGTTCACCAGAGACGGCCTTGTCATGCCATGGGGGTATGTGATGTGTACTCGTACCGTCACAGATACCTATCGACTCTCCGGCCTCTCCTTTGAAGGAGATGGTCCGAAGAATGTCGATACCTTCCAGAGCTTCTCGACTACGGTCAAGAAGCGTGTGAAGGCGACTCCCTACGGGTTCGGCCTGGACACTGGCAGTTTCACCAGCCGCCAGTGGGCCATCCTCGGAGCTCTTGGCGTGAGCCGAGCTCAGAGGATGCTGTGAAGCACCGTACCAAAGGTATAGTAGCTCTCATCCGATCTTACGACGGATGGGTCTATCTATACTGGTACTTCGCAGCGTTTGGATTGAGTGGATTAGCCGGAATGGTGATCGGCGCTTCCAACAATCCAGACCCGTTCCACCCGCCGACTCAATTGCAGCCAGCAATTGAGCGGCTTCAACCGCAGGAGTCATCTCATGGCGTTTGCCGACCCCCAGACTGTCACGATCAATACGGTGGCCAACACGCTTCCGCGTGTTACCACTAACGGTTCCGCTTCGACCTATTCCAAGGACGACGGGAACGTTAAGCTGTCCCTCTCGAGCGCTTATGGTAAGCGCACGCGTCGGACCGCTCGTATCGATCACCGGAAGACTGCTGCCGATCCGCTGTTCCCTTCGCAGAATGCGCCGTACTCGATGAGCACTTACATCGTGTGCGACGTTCCTGTGACCGGTTACACGGTGACGGAGCAGAAGCAGATCGTCGACGCCCTGGTGGCGTGGCTGTCTGCTTCTACCGGTGCTAACATCACCAAGCTTCTTGGTGGTGAAAGCTGATCAGTCGCTGACCCCATCCGTGGGGTCTGTAAGGGGCGGTAGACACATGAGTCGGGATGACTCACCCTACCATTAGATAGGGGGGCCATGAAAAGCCTCATGTGTCTTCTGCGGGAGGTGCTCCTAGATAGGAGCGCCTGGTGTCGCGTTAGCACCACTTTCGATCTCAAAACGATCGAAAGTCGTGTCGAACACGAGGGGTTATCGTTTCTCACGATAACCTTACCCACTTTCTGCGATGAGCTCCAAAAAGCTCTAGCAGAAGGTGCGGTACTCTCTCATCACTTCCCTTTGTGGCCGAAGGACCGCAAGGGAGGTGGAGGTCTCCCCCTATTCTTAGGAGGATTCCTCGAGCTTGTGTTCGACCGTGCTACCGGACGGCTGCTTGATGATCCTTCTGTGGATGCGATCCAAGCCATGCGACAGATCTCTCTGTTGTTTGGCAAGGTACGTCTTGAGTGCACCGAAAGGCGCACTCAGATGGCATTCCAGAAGTACATCAAGTGTGAGCAGGAGGTCCGAGAGTCTGACCAATCTCGATCGGAATCGGACATGTCCGATTTCCAGAGACTGGGCAGACTCCTTTGGGCAGATGTCCTCCAACGAGTAGATGAAGACATCTACTATGGACGTCTAGTCCCAAAGCATGGGCCTGGAGCCACTGCCGATCGTCTTGTGGGAAACCGCAAGTACGAACAAGCAGCGTGGACCAGGCGTCTGGAGTCAGTGTTCCCTCATCTCGACGGGTTTATCTCGCCGGGTGAGTGGCATGCTGACTCCTTTGACCATGTGGACATCCTCGAACCTGGAGCTGAGATACCCGTGAGGGTTATCGCAGTTCCTAAAACGCTCAAGACACCTCGAATCATCGCTGTGGAACCGACTGCGATGCAATACTCGCAGCAGGCCATAGCGGAGGTTCTCGTAGGGTACCTTGAGGGAGTTGACAACCCTCTGAGGTCCCTTGTCGGATTCCGTGACCAAGGCCTTAACAGGCTTATGGCACAGAGAGGCTCCCATAATGGGAGTCTGGCTACGCTAGATCTTAGCGAAGCCTCCGATCGTGTCTCGAATCAGCTCGTACGTGCTCTCGTCGCTGACTTCCCCAATGTTGGAGAGGGGTTGGAAGCGACTCGTTCGCGGAAGGCTGATGTACCTGGTTTTGGCGTTGTACGCCTGGCCAAGTACGCGTCTATGGGTTCAGCGCTTTGTTTTCCGGTGGAAGCCATGGTCTTTACGACCCTGATCTTCCTTGGAATCCAAAAGTCGCTCAACACTACCCTGACCCGCAAAGATGTTGCATTCTTTGCGGATTCGGTGCGCGTCTTCGGGGACGACTTAATTGTCCCCGTCGAACATGTGTCAATGATCATCCGGACGCTCGAGCATTTTGGTGCTCGAGTGGGTCAGGACAAGTCTTTCTGGACCGGAAGGTTCAGAGAGTCTTGTGGGAAGGAGTTCTATGACGGCGAAGACGTGTCAATCGTCCGCGTCCGCCAGGAGTTTCCTTCCGTGATCACAGACGCAACGGGTGTAATTGCCAC